GGGTTCACGCCGTTGCGGTAGAGCGCGTTGGCGAACTCCTGGATGGAGAGCCCTGCCTGCACCACCGCGGCCGCGCGCTGAAGCCTGGAGCGGCCGAGAAGCCCATCGTCGGAGCGGTCCCGAAGATGGAAAACCTCGTCCTGCAGGAGCCGGCGCGGGCGGCCGGTGCCGCCGTAGACGTGCGTGAGCTCCACCACGTCGTAGACCAAGCGCCCGGACGGCAGGAGCTGAACGCTGCACCATTCCCACGGAATCGGCCGCAGCGCGATCACGGCGCCGCGGGCGTCGGTGACGATCTCGGAAAGAGCGTTGCTCCGAAGCAATACGCTCGCCAGCGTCCACTCGATCCAATCCGCCCAGGTCTGGTACTCGTTCGCCCCGAAGGCAATGAGCCGAGCGATCGGGTGCGCCTCGTCAATGTCTCGGCCGCGGTCGACCTTGCGGTAGACGTAGGCCGGCAGGCTCGCCATGGCGCTCGCGATGGCGTTGACGCAGGCGAGCACGGTGCTGAGATTCTCCGCGATACGCGGGTTCACGAGGCCGCCGGAGAGATCCACCGCGCCGTACTTGAGCGCATCCCAGGAAGGCTCGGCCGAGCGCTCCTCGCCCACGCTGAAGAGGTCCCTCAGTCGGGTGAGCAGCTTCATCTACACGTCTCCAGGAAGCGCCGGGCGAGCGCGAGGCGCGGCGCCTTCGCGCGAGCCGATACGCTCGTGTCCGGGTAAGCGGGCCATGCACTGACGATGCTGATCTCGCGCAAGTCCACCGCGCGCAGCGTCCGCCGATTGCCGTCCCAGTTGTCGCCGCCCTTCGGCACGAGGAAGCCGAAGCTCATGCCGCCAAGATCGCCGCGCTCAGCAAGAGCAAGCACGTCTCGGCCGGCGCTGGTGTCAGGTACGGCAAGCTCGAAAGCGAGGCCTGCAGAATCCTCTGCCAGCTTGAGCGTGCCGCTTCGCGTGCGGGCGAGTACGGTCTTAAGGTCATGGTCCACCACGGCGAGAATGTCGTTTCCACTGAGAAGGCTCGCAGCGAAGGCGCCGGGCGCGACGACTTCCACGAAGTCGGCAATACGCGCCTCGACGCCGAATTTCGCCGCGTAGCCCTCGAGCTTGCGATCCTTCGCGCGAAGCTCGAGGACGGCCCGTTGCTCGAGCTTCATCAGGTCGTGAGCATGTCCTTGATCGCCGCGAAGCTCGCCGGATGCCGGAGCTTCACGTCGACCGAAGCCATTGCCCGCACCTGGACGTTGCCCTTGCTGTAGGCGGTCGACTCGAACGGGTTGACGAGGATGTCGAGCTCGGACCACACGCCGATCAGCACCTCGGAGAGGTCGCCGAAGATGAGCGCCGAGCACACGGCGCCGGAGCTTCCCTTCGTGAGGTTCGACGGCACGTTGTTCGACGCGGCGAGCGGGTAGCCCGCAAGCGCATTGGGCGCCTCCTGAATCATCACGCTGTCGGTCGTGGCGACCTTGACGGTGCTGCGCATCTTGCGCACGGCCTTATGCGAAGTGAGGAAGCCCGCGGATGCTGTGGGCCCGTCCGCGAGCTGCGCGGTCTCGATTAGCTGGAGCACCGAGGCCCAGGTCGGGGCAGCCCCGTTCGCGCCGAGGGGCACGTCGCCGATGCCGGCGGTTGCGAGGATGCCTACAGGCTCGTTCGAGCCGCCGCCATTCACCGACACCTTGTCGATGCCGGTGGCGACGATCCTCGCCATGTCCATGCGCAGGAGCTGCTCGACGTCGGGGCTCGTCTGCAGGAGCAGGTTGCGCGAGAACTCCACGATCGAACCGGCATGCTTCGGCGCGAGCGAGACTTGCTCGGCCTGCGGGTCGGTCGCGCTGATCGCCGCGTTCTCTGCTACCCAGGAAAGGCCTGCGCTCACCTTCAGGCGCGGGATCTTCACGTCGCCCATGAGGCCGGTGAGCATGCGGGCGCCCATGCGGTAGACGACGCTGTTCGGCCGCAGGATGTCGATGAACTGATCCGGGCGGTAGTCCTGCGGGATGATGTTCGAGCCAGGGCCACCGGCGGGGTTCGTGGTGGTGAACACCCGCTGTTCCATCGGCGCATGCGTGAAGAGCGACATCGGTACTGCAATGCCCTGGAACGGGCGCCCGGCGCGCTTGGCTAGCTCGGCAGACAGCTCGCGCTCGCGGCCCCAGTCCACCTCGAGGCCCGCGGCGCCGGCAAGCGCCCGAGTGAGCGAGTAGCCGCGCAACTCCATGTCGAGCCGCTTGTCGCCGTGGAGAGTCTCGCCGCTCATGCGGCGCTCGGCTTCGTCCAGCACGCGCTGGCGCTCCACGCGCGCATCCACGCCCTGGAGTTCGGCCTTCAATGCGTCGAAGCGGCTCGCCTGTTCGGCGGAGAGGTCGCCGCCGTCGCCGGCCGGCTTCTCGGTGATGGCGCGCATTTCGGTGATGAGCAGGGCACGCCGCTCCTGCAAGTCCTTCAGTTTCACTACGTCCCCCCTTTGAGAGGTTTAATGGTGATAGTTCGACTCTATCATTCGGGCATGGTTCATGCATAAATTACAAGAGGCCCCGAGAACTCGATCGGCTCGACCGCCTTTTCCTGCGCGGCGAGGCCTACGGCCATGATCGCCGCCACAGCGGGATCAATGCGCTCGCGGCTGCGTTCCTTGGAAGGCTTCCTATTGCCCGCGGCGTCGCTCTCGATCGTGACGTTGCTGATCGCCCAGGTGAGCACCGGGCTTGCCGCGTGCACGAGGCGCCGGTTCAGCACGCGCTCCTCGAAAGCCTTGGTGGCCGGCGACATGCTGGCGTAGCCCTGCCCGAAGGCCTTGAGCGGCGGAAGCGTGATGCCGTCTTCGGTGAGGATCCGCTCGAGCTCGGTGATCTGCCAGCGGTCGAAGGCGATGGCCTCGGGGTTGAAGCGGGCGCACAGTTCGGCCAGGCGCAGCGCTACGCGGCGCTTGTCGGTCGCGCGCCCGGGCGTGGGCTCGATGTGGCCGCGCTCGGCCCATACGGCATAGGGCACGCGGTCGGTGTCCTCCCGGGCTCGCAGGTTGTCGGCCGGGCACCACGTCCACACGAGGAGCACGCCGCTCTCGGGGAAGAAGAGCGCGAAGGCTGTGAGGTCCCGAACGCTGCCGAGGTCCAGCGCGCCGAGGCAGCGCTGCCCGACGAGCGCGTCAAGGTCGATCTCGCCCGCGCAGGCGTTCCATTCCTCAGGCGGCAGCCAACGCTCCTCCGCGTCCACGCGCTGATTGCAGAAGAGGTTGCGGAACGAGGCCTCGAGCGTCGGCATCTTCTTCGCCCGCTCGGCGAGCGTGCGCATGTCCTCCAGGCTCCTGAAGTCGCCGAGCGCCGGGTTCGCGAGCTTCCAGTTCGCCTCGTCCCATACGTCGGCCTCCTGCGGGATCTCGAACACGTAGCCGGCGAAGGTCTGGTCATCGATCGAGCCGGCCTGGACCGCCTTCGCGTAGTCCACCAGCTGCGACATCAGGTTGTGGTCGTCCGGTGACTGCGTGCCGATCACGAGCACGAGCGGCTCCTTCCGCGCGCCCTGCGCGGTGGTGAGCGCGTCATAGAGCGCCCGGCCGGCGCCAGTGCCCCACTGTGCGAGCTCGTCCAGGATCACCACCGAAGGCGAGAGGCCGTGCGCCTTCTTCGCGTCGCTGGACAGCGCCCTGAACTTTGAGCCGCTCTCCAGGTCCTCGATCATCTTCTCGTGCCGCTTGACGTTGCAGCGCTCGGCGAAGGCCTCGTTGTCCTGGATGAACGCCACCAGCTCATCGAAGATCAAAGCCGACTGGTCCCGGTCGGTGGCACCGGCGACGATCTGCCCGCGGCGCTCCATCTCCGGTCCCACGAGGTGGCACAGCGCGAGCGCGGCGCATAGGCCGCTCTTCCCGTTCTTCCTCGCCACCGACAAGAGCCCGGTGCGCACGATGCGCCGGCCGCTTCGGTCGGTCGCATACCACGCCTTTACGATCGCCCGCTGCCAGGGCCGAAGCCGGAAGCGCTTGCCGGCGTGGGCGCCGCTCGTCACCTTCAGCGACTCGATAAAGCGGATGACGCGCTCGGCGCGGGTGAGGCCTTTCGCCTGCCAGGATGGACGGCGCTTCCTCGAAATTCCGGCCGCTGTTGCCGCCTTTTTCGCGCGGGCGGCCGGTCCTCTCAAGCCCATCGGAACTTACTGCGCGCGAACCACCGCGGGCGGTTTCCGCTCTTCAGCTCCAGCAAATTTTTTTTTATCGGTTCCACCAGTGATCAGGATCGAGCGGCTTTCCGTTCGCATCGCAGCCCTTGATGCCACCGCGACGCGAGCGATGGCATGGGATGCACAGCGAGCGAAGGTTGTCATCATCATCTGTCCCGCCGTGCTCGAGCCCGACGATGTGGTCGATCTCCTCGGCAATCGTCAGCCGTTTCTCCTGTCTGCACAGCACGCACAGGTAGTCGTCGCGCGCGAGGATGCGCTGCCGTATGCGTTGCCACCGACGCCCGGTAAGCCTGCGACCGTGTGAGCCGTGCGCCATTTAGTTGACGCTCTTCGGGTCCACCGGCTGCTGCGCCCGCTGCACGTCTTCAAGATCGCGGACCATGCTGCGAAAGATCTCCGCAACTTCGCCGGCAGTGATATGCCCGCCCGCGTACCGTACCGCGGCCATGTTCATCGCGAAGAAGATCTCGCCGGGCACAAAGAGCTTTTCGGCTTGGCGTGCGAGGTCTACAAGTCGCTCGACGAACTCCTCGACAGAGGGTTTCTGCTTGTCGGCGCTCATTGCAGCGACGCCCGCTCGGTGGTGTGCAGTCTGAAGAACGATCGCCTTTCGCCGTCGTGCT